CTTTTCTAGCTTTAATCCATTCCTCTAGCAAGTCGCTAGGGGTTTTTGTTATTTGCCGTGAATACGGCCATCTTGTTGGCCTCATGTTGTATTGTATTTCCTTTCTTCTTTCCCTAACCGCACTAGAGAGCTAGTGAGGTTTTTTAATTCATATATAATTTAAGGAGACTTATGAATATCAAATCGTTGTAGTTTCAGGTAGGTATTGCTTATATCTCCTCGCTAGCTCACTGCTACGGCTAGGGATGTATTGCTATTTGAATCTGTTTCTAGTTTTCCACTCGATGAAGGACTTAAATCCCTCATAGTTGATGAATACCAGTTTGTGCGTCGGGTTGAATACGTAGTCTCGAAAGTCTTTGTTATCCCTCATTTCTCGAATGAGGTTCTTTGCCATTGACTTTCCAAGGCCTTCCCACCGCTGCATGAGGTGGTCGTAGTCTCCCCACTCAGCCGTTTCATTGATACCGACTGGTTTGTAGGTTATTTCCATTGTTTGTTCCTTTCCATTTGATATAATAGTTAACAAAAACGAGGTTTTGACATGAAGAATAAATCTGAAATATCTGCTTTTCTGATGTTCGTTGGGTTGCTGTACATTGAATTCCACTGTATAACACCAGATAGCCATTCAGCCTTGACTAGGCTGGCCGACATCAATTGGACGTATCTATGCCTAGTGATTGGTATCGCTTTATTCATTTCGATGTTAGCGTTAAGCTATATCCATGACATCCTACTCTTTTTTAAACTTGAAAAAGACGGTGATATAACTTATAGCTTTGTCGTCACTTTGCCTATCTTTGGAATCCTCGTTTTGAGAAACTGCTTAATTGTCCTGTCTGACACTCAATTCGGAAATTTAATGTCCTTCGTTAGTGTCCCTATCTTCGGTGCCTTCTGGTCGCTTTCCAAACGAACGCTCAAAGCGAACAGGCAGCAAGATGAGAACTCCGACAAGCATTGAGAATGTAAAGAACATGTAGGTCGTGAAGTCCCATTCTGGGATTGGGCGGCCTTTTTGCATGAACTCGATAAAATCGTGAATGTGATTCATTTTTTTGCTCCTTTCAGGTCAACTTAGCAAGTAAGGTTAATTTCACTTCTGCATAGCCGTCCTCGGTTGTGCTTTTTATTTCAAATCCCGTAAGAGTTTTTAACTCTTGACCGTCCAAGGACACTTGATCTTCACGGATTTTGATTTCATTCATTGTTTGCTCCTTTCTACACATTTCCTTTAATAGGATTTTCTGCAACCCACTTCATAGTAGCTATTTGATTGATATTAACCATCACGCCACCTATATTCAAAAACCTATTTTTAGGGTTTTCAACAAATTGGAATAATTCAACAATTTGCATTACAGGGTTTGTTACCTCTATTTTCTTACCGTTCGATAGAGTAATGACCGCTGTAACTATCTCTGCAACTGGTACAGAATTTTTTAAGCCTTTTTCTGAAATCAAATTCGCCATTTTACCTACTCCTCTCTAACTACGCTTCAAACAAACTTCCTTGATGATTGGCAGTGAAAATCTCGTTTTTTAGCTCTGGGTCATTCAAGCCCCAATTTTCGATAAAGATAACGGCGTTCTTAAATTCTTTAGCAGGGATTTCTTTGCGTCTCACACCGAAACGATTAATGATCCCTTGGTTGATAGCGTGATATGCTTTACCTCGGATATGATTGTCACGGTAAGCTTTGCTTTTCTTGCCTTCTAACAATCCAACAATCTTGCTGTTTACGAGGTTAGTTAGTTTAATTTCTTGTGCAGCGTTAACTCTCATGTTGTCTTCAAGGTTAGCGATACGTTCCTCATGGTTTTCAAGTGCATCTAGCATATTTCTAGTAACTGCTAGGTGCGATACTTGTCTTGCGCGGTCTTTGCTTTGACCAATAATGTCGTTTGTCATAAGATTTCTCCTTCAATTACATCGTCTTGTTCCAATATCTCCGAAACGTTACGACTGAGACTGTTAAGCATTGTTAGGAAAGTTTCAAGCTCAGTTCTAACTTTCGGATTGTTTAACGCTGGTTTGATATCCAAAAACGCTACGCCGCCAAAGTTAGCAAGGAATTTGTTCCCTTTTTCCAAAAAGTTGATGGTGTGACGGTAAGCAGATACTTGCTTTTGGTAGCTGTCCAATTGTCCTTGCGACTGTTCGATAGCTCTTGTCAATTCGTCGTATTTGGCTGATTTTTCGTCAACCTCTTGACGTTGATTCATTAGCTCTTTGAGTTGCGATTCAATGAATTGCATTCTCTCGTTAGCCGCTTGTTCGCTATTTGAAAGCTCTTTGTTTTTTGCTAGTAGTTGTTTGTTTAGCTCTTGCGTAGCTTTGTAATCGTCTGGGATAACTTCCTTTTCGATTACCTTTTCAGTTGTTTTGACAAGTCTAGTGCGTTCCAACTCACCCTTGACCGCTTCTAGTGCTTGGTCTTTGAGTTTGAGCTTTTTCTTCACCTCTTGCAGTTCTCTAACCGTTGGTGTGTCGCCCTGCTCAATCTTTTCGATTTGCTCTTGCTTTTCTTCCTCTGGAAGAGTTGCGATGAGGTAGAGGGCATTTATTCCTAAATTCTGCGACGTCGCATAATTTGGAAGTTCTTTCGCTACTTTCATAAACTGATTGGCAACCTTCTGACTAAACTCTATTTTCTTAAGCCATTCCATGAATTGCCCATGCACCAAATCTTTTTCTTTAACGTGATTTAATCGTCTACCAATTTCCCAAATTGATTGCCCAGCTATCTGCTTGTGGTGCTGTATTTCTAATTCAATCTGAGAAAGGTTGTTCGATAATGCTATTTCGTTCATTCTTGTTCCTTTCTGAATTTGTCTAAACTGACATCTAAAGCGTCAGCGATTTTCACCATTCTACTGAAAGAAAGATCTCTCTTTCCGATGTTCATCAACGTGTTATAGCTGATACCAGTCTTTTCAGCTAACTCTGTGACTGTCATTCCTCTGTCAATAAGTAACTTGCTTAAAGTTTTTTTCATGTTCAATCCCAAAACACAATATATAGGTTTTGATTGTATTGAAAACACAACATATTGTGTTATTCTATCCTTTCTGATATAATTGATTCATGACAAACGGTTGAATAAGACTTCTCTACTCCTTATGAAAGTCGCTAGTCAAATATTATGGAAAGGAGAATTAATATGTCTAATACAAAAAAATTTGACTTAGTTGGTGATATAGCATTCTTTGCCACAGAAATTGATTATGATATTGCTATATCGACAGCGGCTGGAACATACTTTGGAAAATTACTTCCTGATAATCCTGATGAAACTTATGATGGTATAAAAAAATTTTTAGAGTTTCGTAAAAATTTAAGCCATACTTTCGACGGCGACGAACCACTCGAAGTTATTCTATTAGTAGATGTCACTTTGGTTACTAGTTCAAATCAAAAAATGACGATGCCATTTGTTTATTTGTTTATTGACCAAATAATTGGCGTCTCATGTGGCAAAATTTAAGATTAGAAACATTTGCTAGTCTTTTAGAATCAATCGTTATATTCAAAATAGCGTTTGATTCTTTTTTCTTTCCACTATATGGATATCGTCTTGGTTTCATTGTCCTACTCCTCAAATTTCTCCCAAGGCTCTCGGATACCGAGCAACTTGGAAACCTTTAGTTTTAGCTCGACACTTCCCTTGCCCTTTTTGAGCAAGTCAGAAATCGTTCCTGGACTATCCAAGCCAACTGCTTGAGCTAAGTCAGATTGTGTCCATTTCTTTTCTGCTAGTCGTTCCTTGACTAGGTTGGCCCACTTTTGATGCTGTGCGCTCATTCACTCACCTTCTTTCTTTTGTTATAATGATGATATCCTCCATAGAAGGGAGGTGATATCATGTCAAGTTTCAATAGTCGCTTTAATGCCAAGAAATTGGCGAGGCGAATGAAACAGGAAATTACAGATTCTTTTGTTACAACAATTGCTTGCCCGCAATGCAACAAAGATTTAGAAGTAAGCCCTGGTCAAAACATTTGCCCTACCTGTCAAAGTGTTATCAACTTTGAGACTCAGTGGAAATTGTAATTTCCACTTGACTGAGCTGTTCGATGATTCCTTGGATCTCGGCAGCTTTTTCTTTTAATTCGTCCGCTAATTCAACAAGGCCGTCTAACCCTGTTACCGTGATAGGAACATCAATAAAGTATTTATTATCCATCGCAACCTCCTTTCTTGCGAACTTTTTAGCGAATTTTTTATAAAAACTGTTGACAATATTTAAACGATAGTTTAAAATCAGAGTATACAAAAACCATCAACAGAAACGCTTGATTTAACTAATACCAAAGTCGCCAAACTTATTTTTTTAGGTTTAATCTTCGCTTTTTGTTTCGCTTATTTGTTCGCCTTACAAATTATATTTTAGACCATTGTTTAAAATAAGTCAACAGTTTTTTAAACAAAAGTTTAAATATTTTTTGTCAATCTCTCAGAAAGGTTGATATATCAATGTATTCTTTGTTCGATAAAATAAAAGAACTTTGTCGAAAACAGGGGATTTCGCTAAATCAGTTAGAAGAAAAGCTGGGTTATGGTAGAAATTCACTCTATAGTCTAAAAAATAAAAAACCTAATGCTGAACGCATTTCTGAAATCGCCGACTACTTCGGTGTATCCACGGACTACCTCCTGGGCAGAACCGACAACCCACGTATAGCCACCGAGGCAGACCAAGGCCCAGACGACATTGATGAAATCATAGCTAATGCTATGATGTTCGACGGCAAACCGCTGACCGAGGACGACAAGCGGGCTATCCGTGGCATTATTGCTGGCTATATGAGTAGTAAGGGGGATTGCGGATGAAAGAGATAATCTATCTGGACACAAATTTAGTTAACTCTCTGCTCGCTCAGCAAAACGCTGGTCTGATAACAAAATTAGTGAATGAAGATGGAGAAAGCGACGCTAAAACTGAAGGAAGTACAGAGCAAACAACCATATCCAGTGACGTTGGCCTCTCTGCTCTATTAAAAGCAACAGGAAGCTATTCTAACACTAATGTTGATAGTTACAACTTTGTATTTTCTAAGTCAAATAAAAACCTAGTAGAAACTGCTCTTGATGATTATTCTTTAGATTTGCTTATCACTGGTCTTGAGGCAAAAGAACTTATAAAACATAGCGATTACCAAGATGGCGACTTAATTTCTGTATCTGGAGAATTGACAGTTTTCAACTTTGAACAATTAGCAAATACAAGTGATTTAGAAGAAATAGAATTTTTACTTCCTGGATACGATGAATTTAAATCGCTACAATCAGAATTGAGAAAAATAAAGGGCAAAGATAAACACCTACCTAGGGCTAAACAAATCCAAAAAGAACTTTCCAGAAACGGATGGAATAACTTTGAGACAATGAAGCATATGTCTTCTTACTTAACAAAGTTATTGCCTGAAACAAATCTAATCAAAATTAGTAATACCTTCAGCATACTTCCGCTTGAATTTCTTCGAGTTCAAAGTGTTCAGCTTAGTTTTATGCAACTAGGAAAGAGAAAAATAAAAATGCTAGGTATCTGCTCTTCAACTTTTGACGAACAAATACCTAGCGATTTCTCACACATGAAAGATAGTAGCTTGATGTTGAAGTACGCTCCAACAACAATCTTGAATATTATGCTTGGTTCTTTTAGGATGGTAAACGAAGACGATCACCTCGTAAGACCTATTGCTATTTATTTCGAGGACGAAATAGATGTCCATAACGCTGATTGAAGAACTCTCTTTTTAAAGCTAGTTCTTCCTCACCTGTTTGGATATCCATGCGGACTCTATCAGCAAACTCCTTGTGGCGCAATTCCATCTCTTTTTTAGAATGTTCCATCTTTTGTTGTTCTTGTCTGATGTGAGTAAAAAAAGAAAACATATTTTTGCACCACCTTTCATCACTATTTTACAACGAACAATAGTAAAAAATCAACTGTTTCCATTTTGGAAACAACTCACCCCCCCCCCACGCTCTCCGCCCATCTTTGAGCGTGAGGATATGCATTACAGAAAAACAGAAAAAACACCGGAACTGGTTAAAACGTTTACTATTTTTTTATAAAATCGTTGACAGTAAGTAAAACATTTTGTAAACTATTTTTAGTGGAAGACTGATTAAGTTCAGCGCCCTATGGCTTGTGCGTGCGCAAGTGTAAGGGAACAAAACGTCTAAAAAGAGCCAGTTCGTTTGTCGAATTGGCTCTTTTGTTTTTTTATAGAAACTGGTATGAGGAAGCTATGCCTGAAAAAGAATTACTTGAGCAGTTCAACGTGTCTCTTTGTGAGTTTGACTCTAGCCAGTGGTCTCGAGATGGGTTTCTAGACCCTGTTAACCGTGTGGTTTACATCAATAGGGATTTACCCGCCGAAAGACGTTTGAAGGTCCTACTGCACGAATTAGGGCACTTAGAACACAACCCTAAACACTACGAGCGTTTGCGTGAGAAATACGAAGCTCAAGCTAATAGAAATATGATCCATGAGTTGATAAAAAAGGAAAATCTAGACGATTTTAACTATATCCGCTTCATGGAAAAATATAATCTCACCACTATTTGTGATGAGACGTTTGTAAAGGACGAATATCTAAAACTAAAGGAGATTTAAAAAATATGTGCAATCACTGAACCACATTAAAAGCTGGGAGGAAATTTTATGAAAAAATTATTGTCTATCGGCTTGCTAAGCCTATCTGTTGTTGCTCTTACTGCTTGTTCTCAAGCCAAAAGCACGCCTTCTCAAACTAGCTCGACTTCAAAGGCTAAAACTGAGCAGTCAAGTGAGAGCAAAGTTCCCAAGGAGTACAAAACAGCTGTAACTAAAGCGAAACAGTATGCTAGTACCGTTTATATGTCTAAAGAGGGATTGCGTGCTCAACTAGTAAGTTTTGATAAATACTCTCAAGAGGCCGCTGACTATGCTGTAGAGAATTCCGGTATTGATTACAACAAACAAGCTGTTGAGAAGGCTAAGCAATACCAGGAAACAGTAGCAATGTCTCCTGAGGCAATCCGTGACCAGCTCGTGAATTTCGACAAATTTACACAAGAAGAAGCTGACAATGCTGTCCAAAATCTGAAATAAAACAAAAAAGCCCTATAATCTCCCTCGCCAAAGTTAGATTATAGAGCTTATGCATCACAGAAAAACAGAAAACAAAAACACAATCACAGTTAAACAGTCTAACAAGCTAGGTTATGCTTTCTTTTTTCTGTACCCATTTTACCAAAATTAAGGAGATATGACAATGTGGGTAGAAGAATTACCAAACGGAAAATATAAATTTTTCGAAAGATACAAGGACACTTACACTGAGAAATGGAAACGGGTATCTGTAACGCTTAACAGTGGGTCTAATCGAGCAAAGAAAGAAGCTCAACGACTACTGGATGATAAGATAGCTGAGAAGATGTCTGGCTTAAACACTACCGACGCATCATTTAACGATGTATTGCACGAGTGGTGGGAATTCCACAAGAAAGGTATTCGAAGGACTTCGATTAGTTCCATGACCAGCAATGTCAGATATGTCGAAGAGAATTTCGCTGTAGATGTCAAAATAGCAAACATTGATACACACTATATCCAACGCTTTATCAACGATGCCGATGTCCCACGTTCAATCCTTGAGCGTGTTAAATCTATTTTAAACCTGACCTTCGATTACGCTTGCACCGTTGGTTACATACCTAACAACCCTGCAAGACAAGCAAAACTTCCCAAGAAACAACAAACGATGGAAGATTACGACAAGATAAGAAATAAATTTCTAGAGATAGACACTGAACTACTTCCGCTACTTGCAGAATTACGAAAACAGAAACGCACCTACAGAAACGCAATCCTTGCAGAGTTCCTCTTCGTTAGTGGTGCAAGGATTGGTGAAGCGGTAGCTCTTGAGACATGCAACTACAGGAGGGAGGATGGGTATCTTGATATTTTTGGCACTCTGGATAGTGTTCAGGGCTATAAGAGAGCTAAAAAAGAACCGCCTAAGACCCCAGCAGGCTATCGCAGTAACAAGTTAACTAAACGTGAGATGGAATTGCTGGATGAAGCTATACAGATTCGGGATCTAAACAAGTCGCTATCAGACGATTGGGTGACCATGGATAGAGATTATATTTTTGTTACCGACAAGGGAGTACCACTTCAACGGAACTCGTTTAACAATTCTATCCAAGCTGCTAACAAGAGACTGGATAAGCCGATTAATAAACCGATATCATCTCACATATTCAGACACACGCTGGTCAGCTATCTGGCTGAGAATGGTGTCCCATTAAAGGCTATTATGGATAGAGTTGGGCATGATGACAGTGATACAACAATGAAGATTTATACCCACGTAACCAACAAAATGAAGAATAAAGTGGTTGAAATCATTGATAACTTGCCCCTTTCTTGCCCCTTAGAATAAAAAAAGACCTATCTACCAAGGCTAACCCCTTGATATGATAGGCTTTTTCTTTAAATCTTATTTTACTGTGCGGGAA